AGGCTCGAACCCAAACCCGTCCATAACTGGGAAGCGGACATCATTTCTGGATTGCTGGAAGCCGAGTCGGCGGCCCATCGCGCCGCCTATCGATGTCTGGAACGCAGCCACATTGCCTTGAATGTTTGACCACGCCCCATCAGGAACCTTCCAGCCACGGTGGAAATAAGTCTCTTCGGGGGTGGGACTATGAATCAGCCCATCCTCGACGCTATGAATCTCCTCCCAGCCTGCGTATGTCTTTAGGTTATGGTACTGCCGCACTGCGTCGGGGCCGAGCGCCTGTAGCCGCCTTCCCCACTGTCCCTCCAAGCGGCTCAACACCTTGCCGTCAGGCCCTACTGGAACCGTCCCGCCAGCCTTGGCTGCTTTATCATCGAGGGTGTAGTAGATAAGCCGCAGCCCTCCGGGTTCCTCGAGCGTCCCGAGTCCCTCTGCCGTGGGGAGGCCGTCCTTGTCCAGCCAGTTCATCTCCTGAAGCTCGCGCCTCCCGTTGAGGATGACGTTTTCCATCCTTCCTTCATGGTTCCGCGTTATGCCGAAGAACCCTCGTATGGCGGCCTGGAATTTCCCCTTGGCTAAAGGATTATTTACCTTTGGATCCGACCAACCTTGCCCTGTGTGTTTAATCTCGTCCGGGGTTGGCAGCATTTGCTCGAGAGCGTTGGCGCCATCCTTCGCGGCATCTTGCTCATAGAACGCGAAATGATCGTCTTGCACCCATTGGCTAGCCTGGCTGCTAGCTGGCACCCCGCCCCGTGGAGCAAAGCGATCCGTGTATTCTTTGAGGTCAAGGGCCTCTGCGTGGGTGCGCCAATTGCTCTGGGCGGGGATGGGAACATCCTCGCGCCGGACCCATTCATTGGTCAGGGGATCCCTTTGGAAGTAGTCCTCGAGACTAACAAGGGGCCTGCGTTCAGCCCCGGCGAGTGGTCCCTCGAGTCCGTAGCGCAGCGGCAACTCTCTTCGAGCTACTTTCCTTTCAGCCTCGATGGCTCTCTCGCCAGTGAGGTGCCGAACATATTCCTTAACGCTGCGGCGGGTCTGGTTGTCAACCCCTCCGAACATCTGGGTGGCTGCTTGGTCAAGTAGGCGATCATTCCATAGCTTATGTCCCGGAGCGTCGTCCAGGCCAGCCTGGCGCAAGGCCACAAGGCTATCGAATAGCTTCCCCATATTATCGCCTGGGCGCACTCCATATACGAGATTCAAAACCAGGTTGTTCAGATTCTGTTTCTGGAATCCTAGTTCGCCTGCCCACTCAATAGCTGCGTCCTCATCGATCAGCTCGTCGAAGGGATGCACTGGAGCCGCCTGCCGGGTGTCGGTGGCGACATCCATTTTATTGAATCCTAGCTCCCCCTCTATTTCGCCTGCGACAATTCTACCCGCCTTGGTCTTAACCGCCCTCCACTTCTTTGTGCGCTTGTCCCATTTATGGAGACCCTGAAGCCACTGCCCCGTTGTCGGATCCCATAGGGTTTCATCAGGCTTGCCGGACCAGAGCTGGGCGGGGCGCGCAACCTCGGGAGCCGCCTCGGGGGCCGCCGCTTGCCTTCGCATCAGCTCTTCCGCCGGGACATCCGGGATGGGCTGTCCGCCGAATCCTCCGGGATCGGGAAGCCTTTGGCCAGTTTCAATATCAAACCCAGGGGCGTCCCAGAAGGCTGGCTGCTCTGTCACTGGAGAGGGCACGGACACAGCCACTGGCTCTGGCGCTCTAAACCCGGCTCCAAAAGCTCCTGGCTCAGGCGCCATCGACGGGAGGATGCCCTGCTCAGTCTCCATCATCGGGAACGCTCTCTGCGCGGCGCCCACATCTGACGGGACGATCCTCGCCGCCGCCTCCTCTGGGACCTGCCGACCCGCAGCTCTAGCGGTTGCCCGTACCGAAGCAGCGCCAGCTCGAGCAGCCCTGCCGCCAACGGCAGCAGCCCACCCTCCGGGAATCAGCTCAAGGGGATCAGTGAGCGCCTCGCCGATTATCTCTTTCCACCAGGGAATCTCGCCTGCCTTTTTGGCTGACTGATACGCCCCGGCATAAGCGGAGACCGGGTCCATGCCCTGATCGCGCAGGGCGTTGTAGCGAGGCAGCAAGGTTTCCTGTTCCCCGAAAATGCGGGTGGAAACCAGCGCGCCAGTGGCCGGAGCCGCCGCTTCCTGCACGGCCTCGAGAGCTTTTAGTTGAGGCTTCGCCGCGCCCAGCGCCCCGGCGAGAGCTTTCTGCCCTGCCCCTATATCCGGCGGCAGTTGCTCTGTGGCTTCCTGGGCGCCCTTGAGTGATTTGTACATACCCCAGGGCGACATGGGATCAAACGCGACAACGCCTTCGGCAATCTGCTTGCCCCGCCTCGCCCATTCGCCTGGATCCCAATACGATGGCTCGGACAGGCCGGAGAGATCCTGTTGAGGGGCGCCCGCAGGCTGCTGGGTAGGGACAAGTTGCTGGGGCGCTGGGGCAGGAGCCACTGGGGCAGGTTGCTGCGGCGCGGGAGCTTGTGCCTGTAACGTCCTGAGAGCGGTCATCGCATCTAAGAGGGGCCTGCCCTTGGCGTCTCGAGGAGGAGCCTGCCCAAACTGCGCGGCAAGCTGTGGGAATTTCTGGATTGACCTTTCCCAGAGGCTATCGTAGAGAGCCTGCGAACTCACTGGTACATGAACCGGGTCTGGGGGTTAAACCTTCGGAAGTCCCCGCCGGGCCTCATCCGGGGGCTGAGAGCGGTGTATCGCTCTGTCCACGGCATGTCCTCGAGGAACTGGGTGAAGCTAGGATATTCCGTCCCTGCGCGAACAGCCGAACCCATGACACCCGCGTACTGGTTCGAGACATCGCCGAACTGGCCAGACCAGTACTGCCTCTGGGCAGGAGAAGTCTGGCCTTGGAACGGCGCTGCGCTGAAGTATGCCAGAGACGGGGTGGCTTCCAGCATGTACTGGAAGCCGCCCTCTGGATTAAACCAGTTGTAGTCGTTCATGGTCATAGCGAACTATCCTGAGAGCCTCGTATTGAGCCAATTGAGGAACGTGCCCGGGACAGCGCCTTCCCCGGCTTGCCTGGCGGCATAGATGTCGTACATGTTCCCGAGCGCAGCCTGCCGCGCCTGCGCCCCGTATCCGATCCCGCCGCCCATGTAGGCGCCAGCCATCGCAAGGGCGTTGCGCCGCGCATTCTCGCCCTGCAAAAGGTTTTGAATGTTTTGTTGCGCCATCGTCACGGGTGTATCAGGGCTTCCCATCAGTTGTGACGCGGTAACCGCAGTCTGCCAGTTCGCATCCGGGATCGCAGTCGCATATTGACCAGCGCCTCCCGCTCCCAAGCCACCCAAGTAATCGGCAAAGGTGCCTTGGGCGCCTCCCAGTTGGTACGCCCCGAGCATGGGCTGATACCCCGTCATTATCTGGCTTCTCCACGCGGGGTTCGCAAGCTGCGCTGCGCTCATCTGTTGAGCGCGACCAGCCTGCCACAGCGATCTCGGATCGCCTGCGAATGTCGCCTGCGCCCCTGTTGGGTCCGTTAGCCAAGAAGCCTCTGGAGTTCCGAATTCTCCGCCTAATCCCCATTGAACCATTGTTCTGTCTCCTTATCCTTGCTGATTGAACCAATTAGCAAAACCGCCTGCTGGTCGTTGGGGCGGCCCGAACCAGTTTGGCGCGTCCGGGGTCGTCCCCACAAAAAAGTTTGGCCTGTTCAGGGGCGCCCCAAACACGGCAGATGCCTGCGCCCCTCTTAACCTCGCCGCATCATTGCGAAGCATTTCGTCTATTATTCTTTGCGTCTCCGCGTCTCGTAGAGAGGCGGCAGTCGCAGGCGGCGTCATCATCGACGCGCCCCGAGTTGGTTGCCCAAACCAGTTTGGCGCGGCTGTCGGAGCTGCCGACCCAAACCAGTTTGGCGCTGTCGGAGCTGCTCCAAACCAATCTGGCGAGACTGGTTGTGGCTCTGGCGCAACTGGCGCAGCCTCCACAACCTCCGAGCCGACTTTGTAGTCGTTCGGCAAGTTCCACTGCCCCTCTGCTAGAGCGCCTGTTTTGCTCGGACCCTGGCCGCTCCCGGTCATGTAATTATACATGCTTGCGGCGGGGCTGTTAAAAGCGCCGCTCTCGGCAAATGCGTCAAACACTAGCGCTTTGAACTTGCCGAGCGTTATACTGCCAGCCTTAAATGAAGCCGTATGTTGATGTATCTTTTTGTATGTCCGAACCGTCACCGAGGGCGGATTAGGGGGCATTAGATTTCTCCTCTACTCATGTTCCATAACCTCCTTGCCCGCCGAAACCACGCTGATTGAACCCGGGGGCACCCGCCGGGGCTGGGCTGCCCGGCATGTCAACGATCCGCTGATTGAGCCAATCAATAAAGCCGCCTGCTGGCTGGCCAGACGCCGCAGCCTCGGCTGCGAAAACATCATACATGGAGCCGAGCTGCGCTCTCATAGCATCCGCGCCGTATCCCTGCCCTGCGCCCATTGCCGCCGCCGCCATCAGGATGGCGTTAGTCCTTGCCGCGTCACCCGTAATCAATCCTTGATAACCGATCTGCCGTCCCAGCGCGAGTTCGTCAGCGCCAGCAAGATCCAGCGGGGAAGTCAGCCCCGCCGACGCCCGTGCTAGCTCCTGCCATGTCTGGGCCATATCGGGCTGCGCCCCGCTTTGGACAAATTCATGAAACGGGGACTCGAACTGTTTGCCCGAGAGCAACCACTGGCCGTATGCAGGCTTGAAGCCCTGCATCCTGGTCCCCCATCGCACGGGGTTCCAGATATCCTCCCCCATCTCTTGCGCCCTGAGCGTTTCCCACTGCTTGGGCGGGGTCATCGATCCCAGCGTGCTTTGCAACGGCAAGGGGGCGCCACCCGCCATAGCCACTGCGGGTTGCACTCTTTTGAGTTGCCAGGGTTGGGCGCTAAACGGATTGTGAATCCATGTATGGCCGCCGAGGGTGTACTCAGTGTCGTCGCCCTGGGTTATCCCCTCCACCAGCTCCCCGTAGCTTATTAGCTGAACGCTCCTGTCGGGCTGCGGCACCGTTCCCCAGAGATTCTTGTCCGGGCCAAACCAGAGATCTAGCCCTTCAGGGGTTCTGAAGTAATTAAATTCTCTCGTCCCATCCTCACGAGGAGGGGCCGAGATCCGAGTGAGGATAGGCGCAGCCGCAGCCGCGTCAACTGGCGTTCCCTGTAGCGGCCCTGCGGGAACTTCGGCAGTTTTCGTGGTGACGGTGGCAGTCGGCTGCCCCTCGTCAGTGATTCCCGGTTCAACCTCAGAGCTGGTGACGACCTGCATAAACCGGGGGTTTTCGCCCCAAGAGGCCAAGATACCCTCTGCGGACCTACCCGCAAATCCAGATCCCTGGCCTTCAGGCGTGTTCATAATTTCCTCAATCCGAGCTAGGAAGTATGCATTGTCCATGCTCTTATGCGGAAACTCCGGGACGTTTTGAAACACTCTCTGAAGATCGCCAAGCCATCCATCCATAACTGCGTCATTGATCGCCCGTTCCTCCATAGCTTCAGGGTCATCCGATATAACGCCTGCCTGGGCCGGGCCGGGCGGCGGCGCGCCAGATATAGCGGCTTCCCTTGTTTGTTGGACAGTGGGCGCAGATATGTTCTGGCTAATGGGCACTCCGAATATATTGGGGCGATTCCGCACAAGGAAGTCGTTCTCGCTGGCCAACGCTTCTTCAGAAGGAGTGATCCCGATGAACTCTCCGGCGGCCTGGCCCAGTCCACCAATCGCTCCCCCTATGTCTGGGAGCGTGAGAGGTTGTGAAAACTCAGGGGGTGGTGGGCCAGCCGTCATTATCTCAGGCGACGACGGGATCGGCACGAATGGCTGGCCCGTCGCTGGGTCGATATCTGCTGGCCGAGTCAGAAAGGACGGCTCAACCCATCCTGTTGGCGGTTGGGTTCCGACATCTGGCGGGGGCGCTGGCATTGGCCTTGCTCCGGGCGGCCTGTAGTTATCAATGGCCTGATTGAACCCGGGGTCACCCGCCATTGAGACGGGCTTGTTGATATCTATAATCTCCGGCTGCACGCTTATGGGCTGATCGAGATCCATCTCGTAAAAGGGCTTGGTTAAGCTCGCCACCAGCTCGCCTCGAGAATCCAGTTCCGCCTCAACCTTGGTGGGGGACACGTTGTAGATCGGGGCGACGATGTCGGCCACGTTCATGTCGGGGTCTATCGGCCCCTGGTAGCTCATGACGGCGTCGGCGGCCAGCGAGATCTTGTTCTCGTCTTTGGCCAGGATGTTGATCATGGACTGGTTCACGGCGGCGTTGATCGCCTCCTGGGACTGGGAGTTGGCGATAATGCCTGCCTGATGGGGATCGCCAGTGGACGAGAGGATATCGGTGTATGTGTCCCCTTGTTGCTGCTGGAACTGCTCCTCCAGGTCCGCCAGAGTGGGGCCGGACGGCTCCTGCTGTTGGGGCAGCTTTCCCGTGGACCAGATAGCGGCCAGGGACGCCGGGTCCCCGAATCCACCGATAATGAGGTTGGGCAGCTCGGCGAATAGATTTGGCAGATCTTCTTCGTATGCCATTTTAGCCTCTCGGGCCTACGAGGCCCATGCTTCGGAGTCGCTCCTGCTCACCCTGCGCGCCGGGCCTGGGCTGGCCTGGCGGAACCGCCGGGCCTCCCTGCGGGGTTGGCACGGGAGGCGGCACGCCAGCCATCGCCGGGGGCATAACCCCGGGCGGCGGCATGGGAGGCAAGCCGCCTGGTGGCGGGGCGCCCTGTGGCATTGGAGGCAATGCGCCCGGGGATGGGCCGGGCGGCGCCCCGCCGCTAAGATTATCCGATAGAACCTTCGCCTTGCTCAATAGCATGGCGGTCAGTTCGCCTGCGTAGAACTGGGCCAGGTCATCCCGGCCCTGTTTCATCGAGGCTTGATACAGGCTCCAGATGCCTGCCTCGGGCAGCGTCCGCTCCGCGATCTGTTCCTTGACCGCGTCCTCGATCTGGTCCGCGTCCTGAACGCCCAGCACGTTGTCCCGAATCCACAGATCCGGCAGCAACGGGGTGGCTCCCTCCCTGGCGATCTGGGCCATAGAGTACTTGGCCATATCGTCCTGGGGCAGCCGGGGCACAACCGAGACCTCGATGTCCCCGCCCTCTTTCACTCGGGCCGGGGTGATGGTCTCGGAGAAGTACATTCGATTGTTGTCCCTGCCGGAAAGCTCCATTGCGGTGAACGCGCCGCTGGAGTACTGGTCGCAGAGAAGCCGGAAGATTTGCTTGTAAGCTTGCTCAAGGGCGATGACCCTGGGGGAAAGCACCGTCTCGACGCCCTGTTTGAGGGTGTTGATGGCGAACCCCGAGAGCTGGAACTGAAGCTCCCCGTAAACCGAGTGGGGAATGGAGCCGCGCTGTATCTCGCCGGAGACCATGCCCATGTAGGCCCCGGTCTCCCGGGCCACCTCCATGAGGCCCAGCGGCTGGACATCCTCGCCCTGGGCCAGGGATATCTCGGTGCCCTCTTTGTAGGGGTCTTCCTCGAGGGTTTTCTGGCCGTCCCGGGAAATGATCTTCAGGCCCTGCTTGCGCGACCTTGCGGTCAGCTCAAGCATGACGCTCATCATGAAGTTGTGGCTCTCGTAGAGATCCCGGGTGGACTTGAAAACCGACTCGCCGTAGTCCTCGTAGGTGTCCTCGATGGAGGACCACTCGAGCGACTGGATCAGGGGGTTGGCCCCCACGGGGCCGAGGAAAACAGGGACCGTCCCGCAGGCCGAATCGTCCTCGGGGGTGTGCCGGGTGCGCTTTTTGATAAAGCGGTTGGGGACGGCCACGAAATTATCTTCGCGGTCATAGAAGTCGTAGACATCGATGCCATCGGCGTCGTCCCGGTCAGAGCCGAGCCGGACATTGTACTGGCTCTCGATCTCGCCCTGGGTCTTTTTTGTCTTGTAGCAGGCCCATGAAAGGCCATCGGCGTCGGTGCCCCAGTAGGTATGCATGGGATCCCACGGGGTGATGTCGATGAAAGTGGTGTCCTCATCCCTTTTGACCAGCAGCGCCCTGCCTGCGTACCACCCGCGAAGGGTCATGTACCAGGCAAGCTGGCTCTGGAGGTCGGGGAGGAGCCTGGAGGAGAGCCTCTCATTGGCCGATTTCAGCGCGCCGATGAGGAACCGCTCCTTGTCGTTGTTGACCTCCCGGTTGTTGCGGGGGTTTCCCGCCGGGGGGATGCGGATAATGGTGTCCGCGCTGGAGAGCCAGGAGATGATCTTGTCGGCGTAGGTCTGCGGCTCGTTGGAGGTGTAGCTCTGGAAGCCGTCTCCCGCGTCGTATGGGTTAAGGCGATAGAGCTGGTGGTCCGTGTCCATGCGAGCGCGCAGGGAGGTCGTGGCGTCGTGATGCCCCTCGACCAGGTCGAGAATGTTTTCTACGGTGCGCCGGGCCATCTATCACCACCTCTTGACCTTGATGAAGCTGTTATTGCCGATGTGGCCGTAGCCGAACTTGTCAACGAGGCCGTAAACGACGGCCTTGACCCCGTGGTTGTTCTTGTCCTCCGGGGACTCTCCAACTATATTACCATCTCTGTCCATCTTCCAGCGATAGGCCCGTGTTTGCCCGTCCATAGGGGACGGCATCGCGCCGAATTCGGACAGAATCCCGTGACAAGTCGGATTAAAAATAATTTTTGGGGCGTTAGAAATCGGATCGGGCTTCAAAAAGCTCTTCAGCCTTTCGGTTCCTTCGTTGATGCGGATTTTTTGCGCCGATAAATAGATCCCCGTTTCCTGGAGCCAGATCTCCGCAGGAGCGGACATCGCCTGATGCTGGTATCCGGCGATATCGATAACGCCTCCGGCGACATCTTTCCACCAGGGACGGGATTGGGCAATATCGATGATCTCCGAGGTGATCAGGCCATGCTCGTAGATCTCGTCAATGACGCAGATCTGCCCGTTTATCTCCTGGATCGCCTCGACGGCGTAGGCCCCGGCGTATCCGGGGTCCATCCACAGTTGAACGGGGTGGCCCACGGACCATTTCGCGTTCTCGGAAATGTGGATGTCTGGGCGAAACTCCCCGAAAACAAGGCCCTGGGGCGGGGAGGGGATTCCCTCGATGCGCTCCATGAAGAACTCGTCGGAGGCCATAGCCTTGAGCCGCAGTATCTCCGGGTCCGCCTTCCCTCCGGGGTAGAGGTGCTTGTTGGTGTACGACGGCAGGGAGAAGCTCTGCTCGTCCGCGGTGCCGTGCTGCCAGGTCTGAAAGAGCTGGGGATACCAGCCCAGGCTGCCCTCGAAAGTGCCGCCGAGAAACAGCCATCCGCGCTTCGGGGCGCAGCGGCCTCGCATTCTATGGAACGATTCAAGGTCGAGCTGGGACGCTTCGCATCCGATGATCCCGTTGGGCGCCCTCATTGCCAGCGTCCGGGGGTCTTTCGCGCTCTTGGTCTCTATCCGGGTGCCGTCAGCGAGGACGATCCGGCCCGGATCGACGCGCTTGGAGGCTTCGGCGAGTATGCCCAGCGTGGCGAAATCCTGAATCAGGTAGTCGAACTCGGCCCTGGTGCGCTCATAGTCCGCCGCGACGAGCCAGTAAAGGCCCGGCTCATCAGTCTCGAGGAACCTGGAGACCAGGTACTTGGACGCCACCATTGATTTCCCCGCCTGCTCGCCACCTGCGACGAGGATAAACCTCTTGCGGCAGTCCAGGATGGGGGCCTGCTTCTCGGTAGGCTCGAAGTCCAGCTTCGAGAACAGGTATTCGGTGATCCGGGGGGGCTCACTCGGGGCTAGTGTCATTGCCCTTCTTCCTCGCGAGGATATGCTCGACCTCGTTTATGGCGTTTTGCCGGGCTTCCTCGGCGTCTTTCAGCTCGGGGGAGGGTTTGGTCTTGCGATTGCTCTCGCGAACCCACCGCTTCCACTCGCCCATCATCTCTTTGACCTCGTTGGCGACCACGTTGCCGTCCCGGCGATACTTCTCAGGCCAGTGGGCGTTGAGAAGCGTGATCAACAGCACGGGATTGTCCTTCGGCCCCTGGTCTTTGACCCGTTGGACCGCGATATCCTGGAGATACTCGCGGAACATCTCCCGGGAAGCCTCGTACTTGGCCTTGAACCCGTAGGTGTCCCGCTGAACCCAGCTTATCACCGTGGCTCTGGGCACTCTGGACGCCTCGGCGGCCTTGCGGAGCGAGCCAACCTCGCCATAGGCGGCGATGAACGCGCCCTGCCTGGCCTGGGTGGCATCCGGGTCACTGTCTGCCTTCTTGCGAGGCTTGCTGTCAGCCATATCCCCCTCCACGAAATAAACGAATTAAGCGTCAGACTGCAATACGTCTTTGGCGAGCGCGATTATGCCTGCGATGCAGCCCACGGCGACCTCGTTGAGGTCCCGGTAGATGCCAATCCCGGCGATCACGCCAAGCATGGCCAGGGCCAAAAATATCTGGGGCCTTAGCTTGCCGAGGAACTTCTCCATCTC